CTTGATGTCAGCGCGCGCCTCTTGCTTGGCGTCATGAATTCCGGCCTTCTTGTCGGCCGCCGTCTGCGCCTTCTTGGCGGCCTTCTTCACCGCGCCTTTTTGGGCAGCTTCCTCTTTGTAGGTATCTTTGGATTTCACGCCGCGCAGACGCAAGTGATTCAGCGAGCCGCCTGCGCCGCCGATGACTTTGGCGGAACCGTCCGCCTGCGGCTGGATCAGGATAGGTTGACCCTTGCCGGTGCCCCCCGGGTGAATGCTGACCCAATGGCTCCCGGGCGGGATCGGAGTTGCAGCTTTAAGAAATAAGAGTAGGCGTGGCTTCGGCATCGTCTAATGATGCAGTCACGACGATGAAATCAAGCCTTTTCCCTTTTTTCAGGTTTTCCAACCACGGGATAGGGCGCAAGTTCCAGGGAACGTGCAAGCCGCAGACGTTGTCTCCATTCAGCGGAACTATATGGTCGACATGGTGCGGGATGCCAGTTTCAATCGAGAGCCGCCATGCCTCTTTGTAAATTAAAGAAATTTCGGATCGATTGACCCATTTTGGGGTCGCTTGGCGCGTTCTTTTTTTTCTCAGAATGCTGCTTAAGCGAACGCTTTCAGCATTGTTTAATCGCCAAATTTTGTTTAGGCCTTTGTATTTTTCTTTATTTTTAGACCAATGTGCCCTGGTGTATTCAAGGTGTTTTTCTTTGTTTTTCTGATACCTTATTTTCGCCATTGCGAGTAATGAGTCGCGCTTTTCTTCCCATCGGGCTTTGTCGTATGCGCTTCTTGCTTCTTTGTACCCTGGCGTTTTTTCACGGTATCGAGAAGCCCTATCGCTAATACAGCCAAGACAATTTTTATTACTTGCCCTACGCGTTCGAAGGTGCCCCTTGGAGCACGGGCGGCCAGTAAAGTAATGCGTAAACCCACGATCCTGAGCGACGCGACGTTCGAATAAATGAAGGCACATTTCCATGCCTCAATTTTAGCTCGCCTTAGCCGCCTAGGTTCGCCTGCAACCACGCGGCAAAATCAGGATCATCGCCCTCGTCGGCTTCCAGCACGCGCACCCACCGGCCACGGCAATTCGGATGCACGAGGCCGACCGGGATCGTCCACATTTCATCCGGATCGCGCTTTACCATCAAATCGCCCACCCGTTTATGCGTCGAGGCGGAGCGGCCCACATTCGTTTTGCCGAGCCAAATCATGGTTTCAGGATCCTTGTCGGCCATCGCGGCGTCGACAAACTCCACCACCTTGCCGTCGATCTTGCGGCAAAATGCGCACGCATTGGCATACTGCTCCACCCGCTTGACGTGCGTGCCGTACGGCAGCGCCGCCAGAAATCCCGTCAATTGCGCCTCGCCCGCTTCGGTGACCGCGATGCGCCGCCAATCGCGGTTTAGCGTGGCAAACTCATCAAACAGCTTCGATTGCAGCGATTGCGCGCCGACCGTAGGATTGCCCACCGCCTTTTGTTCCAGATCGCGCACGATGACGCCGCGCATTTTGTGCCGCACCACGTCCGTCAGCGCCCGCACGTTCTCAGCGGCCCGCACGCGCGCAAAATCCATCATCGCGGCTTCGGCGGGCGGCAGATTGTATTGAGCGCGAGCGCCCGCCACCGTGAGCGGCATAGCCGCCAGCAATGCATCAGCTTGTTTGGCCGTGGGTGAGGCCGCCATATTGGCCTGAACCTTCCCCATGAGCGATGCACGCGTTGCCAGCCATTGCGCTTCGGATGCCATCGTGTCCGGCGGCAGGTAGGTTTGCACGACGTAATCAATGCAAAGCATATGATCGTCGAGCGTCCATTGATCCACGGGCAGCGATTCAAGATACAGCCGCACAAGCGCGCGCTCGTCTTCGGACCACCGGTTGATCGCGCCAGGGGTATTGATGGGCTTCGCGCCCGGCGTGTGATGGGCCCCGGCTTCCCAGGCCAATAGCTCCGTTTTCACGGCATTGATTTGCGTTAACCCGCGATCAGTGAACATTTCGATCAACCGGCGAATAAATAGCGATTCGTGCGGCTGCCACGTGCCTTCGCCATCGTGGTCATGCACGGACTTAAAAATGTATTCTAAGCCCGCGTTAGTCGCGGCTTCGGAAAGATTTTGCAGATCGAAAAAGAGGCCCATTGCACTACCTTAAGGTCACGACATAAAAACGCCCGCACAATGGCGGGCGTTTTGGCGGTTTTCGCCTCCCTCTGCCGGTATGCGGCGTCACAGGGCTTCTTGTCGGGGTTGTATCTTATGCGGCGGCGAGTTGCTTCGCTTGACCCACCTGGAACGGCATCCATTGGGCAATGCCTTCCCAGGATGCGGGCTCTTGATCGCCGTCCTGGTGCAGCGTGACCGAATGCTTTACGTACGGGTTGCCATTGGCATCATGGACGGCCAGATTTACCATCCGATCGCCCCATACGCCGCAAACAATAGCGGCATGCGGTTGGCCCTCGATAACAGCACGAAATTCGCTATCGATAGGGTGATACCAGACAACGCGGCCAATCGAAGGTTTGATAATCATGATCGTTCCTTTGGAGTGTAGGTAGTGGCGGCCGGGGATGATCCGGCAGCATCGTTTATTTGGTTATCGGCGCAGGCCGGGAGAGAGCGCGGCATAGGCGGGACTGACCCGCACCCAAGTTACCGAGTGTGCATCCTAAACGTTCGACAGCTTGGCCCAACTACTGACCGTTTTACGTTCGCGCTTGTCGACAGCGCTAGGCTACTCAGGATTTCGTTTGCCCACCACAGGAATGGCGATTGCAAGATACGGTTTTTGCACCATGCGCCGCTGGATTTGAACCATTCGGCTTGCGGACTCGAACCACGCTGCACCCGTATGGAGCACCAAAGCCCCCAATCGCCATACCTGTAGTGTGTCGGCTCCGCCCCGACATACCGGCTTGCGTACCGGGCTAAACGAGTAGTGATGATCGCTAGTTCGGGTTGCTGACCGGAGTTGCTCGCGATAAGCTGACCGGTCCACTTGGCCCTTTCCCATTCCAGCTACTGGGGTACGTAGCGCTACGTCCTCATTTTCACCGTCGATCACCACAAGAATGACGACTGGGATTCCGTATCAGGGTAGGGCGGTATTTAGCCGTTTGGACTTTCCCCCGCCCCCGGGGAGTTGAACCCCGCCAATCGTCATACTTGTGGTGCCGGAGCCTACCCGGCGCACCGCTTATCCCGAAGTTACGCGGTCAGGCAAACAATCAAGACGCTTTCGGAGCGTCAACCGGTTCCGCTTCGGTGGAAGCGGGCGTTGCATCAGGAGCAGCCAAAGGCATATCCGGCGTAGCGTCGAACGTAGCGGCAGGGGCTTCCAACACAGCAGCAGCATCACCCACGTCGGACGGCGCGATGGTTTGCGCTTCGGACGGAACGGCTTCGGGCGCAGCTACCGGAGCCGGAGCCACATCACCCGACGCAGCGGCGGTCGATGCCGTCACCGACGTATCAGCCACCACCGGGTCGGCAATAGCGGCGTCGGCGGGCGCAACACCCATCTGGTACGGAGCCGGTTCATCGTTCACAACAGGCGTTCCAGTGAGCGGCGGCACCGAGGCAACGGGCGCATCCGATTGCGGCTCGACAACCGTTTTGGTGGCGTGGTTGTCGAAGAAAGCGCGCACTTGGCTTTCGAAATCATTCTTGATGCGGATGATGAAATCTTCGACTTTTTCCAGCGTCGTTTCGACCTTCACGACGGGAGCATCAGGCGTTGCAGTGGTATCAGTATCGGACATTCGTATCTCGCAGCAGGGAAGGGAAGGGTGTAGCCACAAGTAAAGCGATCGCCCGCCAAGAGGGCCTATCACGAAGCCTGCTCAGGGGGTTATGACCCTACCCAAAATCAGTCGTTTAGATCGCCTTACTTGTGGCCCCTCTTTCGAGGGCACAAGCCGTGTATGCATCCACGATATTCTTACTGTTCAGAATAGCCAACGCTTTACGGTCGTCACCGGGAGCAGGTTGTGGAACCGTCCCCACGATCCTTTGGATTTACGGCCTTACCAATCGGTCGAGCATATATTCACGAGATTTGATTCCCTCTACGATATGCCAGCGCTGACCAGAATTCGACGCAACAAAATCGGTTGCGGGGACAGGACTTGAACCTGTACCGATAGGGTATGAACCTACCGTGCGGCCAATTACACTACCCCGCCAAACTAGTACCCGCTTACGGCGGGATAATCGGGACCATTTAAGACGCTGCTTGATCGGTTGCCTTGACCACTAGTCCTGTGCGTCCATCGGAGCTACCCTCACGGGGATGATGTAGCCATTTCCACGCTTTCGCGCACCCCGGAAAAATTCAGTAAATTCAGACCAATCCAGCACTTCGCTGCATCGTGAAACCGAATAATACACGAAAATATTGTTGATGCTTTAGAATTTTTAATTCGCAGGCCCGGTGCGCAAACACCGGGCCCACTTGCCACCATACGGCTACACCAAAGATGCTGGTGACCTGCGCTATCCGCCTTGACTATTCTCCGCAGTTTCCTGCGTGAAACCCCGGACGGATCGAGGTGAAAAGTTCACCAGCAACTTAGCCCTTGCTGGCCCGGCTAGTCTTCCGGGAATTTCGGGCGTCGTGATCTTTTTGGGGCCCAAGCGATAGCGCATCCGCGCGCGCTTCGGGCGGGATCCCAAAATACTTTTTCTGGCCGTGCTGGTTCTGCGCGATCAGCCCATCCTCGCCATGCTCCAACACTTTGTATTGCTGCGGCGCACGCTTTTTGTGGCCGACGATATGCTCCCACTTCACCTTATGATCTTTGCCGCCGTGTTCGATCGTGCAGCCATGCTTGCCGACCGCGCGCACCTTCCCCGAACACGGCTCGCCGCGCTTGTGGAAATACACCTCGTCGTTTACATCAGCGCTCATATCTGGATCGAAAATACCGGAAGGCCCAATGCTTTTTGCATATCCGAGCCGTTGTCATCACCGCCCACATCCTGATCCGCGCCATCCGCCGGATTCGTGTCGTCGGTATCGTTAGGAAGCGCCGGTGCCGCGCCGCTGGCCGATGCCGGTGTAGCCCCGCCAGGAGGCTTGCCGCTACCGTCGTCATCACCACCGTCCTGCGGGTCAGCGCCAGGGGTGCCGTAGTCTTCGCTGTTCTGTTGCTGCTCGGCCTGCCACGCGCTCATCAGAGTCGGATTCAGCGGCGCATCGCCCCAGGATTCCGTAATCGGATCCTTGCCAAGTTCAGCGCGCGCCTCGTTGACCGTCGACGTTGCTGTGGTTTTATCCCACTGCGTTTTTGCGTCATCTTCATCCATGCCGGACCAGCGGAAACAATACTTGTCCCCAAATTCGGCCACGATGTAATCGGACATTATGTCCTCGAAGTGAGCCAGGAGCGGACGCAGCCCCTTGTCCTTCGAGTTGATAAGCTTTTCCTCGGTATCGGAGCCCGATATCGACGACGTTCCGGCAGTAAACGATTCGAAATTGATTTCGTCTGGTGCCATGCCGTAGATGGCGCAAATGATCGACGTTAAAAACGTCATCCACTTGGCGAACATCACATCGTCTACATCGACGCCGAACTTTTCAAATTCCGCTTTCGATTCGCCGTTCTTCGATACCAAGATGGGCATCGACCATGCGTTGCCTACGCCCTTTACCATCGCGTTCCAGTAGCGACGGAAGGCGTTCAGATCGTCTTGCCCATAGTCGCCCGCCAAATGCAGCAGGCCTTTCGGGATCGAGTTCGAATCAAAGTATTTGGTGTTGTAGGTGAACGCGTTCAGATAGCCCGTCACCACGCGCGCAAGAAGCTCCGTTTCGGATAGCCCATAGCCACCGACCATCACGTCCGTGCGCGGGTTGCGCGGCACGTAAATCAGATCGTCGTAGCTGTAGGCCGCGCGGATGTTGCCCTGGATAACCTGCAGAGCAAAAATCTCGTCATCGCCCTGGTAGCCGATTTCATTCGCGAGCCGGATGGTTGCGCCGTCGATCGCGTAAAAGCCATCGAGCCCAAGCGCCTTGTTGCGCTTGTATTCGGTTTCGATCGGCGCGCTATCCAGCGTCAAGCTATCGCGGACTTGCTTTGCCATGAAGGCCGAAAAGTTGTCGCGTTTCAGGCGTGCGCGCTGGCGCGGGTTCCGTTCCCAACCGCAGTTGGTAATGAAGTCCTGCAGCGTTTGAATCGATTGCTGTTCATCCTTGCCCATATCCGCGTTATGGTCGCGCAGCCGGATTTGGAAGCCCGGACCTTTGCCCTTATCCGGGACACGGCAAAACCGCTTCACTTGCCGGATGCGAGTCAAAATGACGCTGGATAGGACCGGCGTTTGATCGACCATCGTGCGCATCATATCGAACGACATGCCCGACCAGCGCTCGCGCCATTCGCCCATCGAATTGCCGTACGTGTCATCGACCCAAACCGATTGCAACCCGGGAATGTTCTCTTTCACGGCCCGGCTAGGCATCGGGATAATCCCGGGATTTGAAAGCGCCTTGTTGAATTCCTGCTCTTCGTACGTGCGCCGCATGTGCTCCACGATGGGGGACATATCAGCCACGCTCGTCGGAAGCGCAGATTGGTGCGCCTCACGCATAGCAGCGTTGCGCTCGCCTACAGGCGCGGCCGGGTCATAGGCAATGTGGAGGGCATTTTCGCTCATGACAATGATTGTGGCGTCACGACCCCGATTTGAAACACGACGCACCACCACAACAAATTTGCGGTATTATTCGGTTTCGTTAACGCGGATAGCCACTCATGAAAGAACGAATAATGAAATTTGAGAAGCCGCACGTTCTTGCGCGGCTCGATGCCATCGTTGCGGTGACAACGGACCGCGCCATGACGCAGCGGCAGATCGCCGTGGCCGTGGGCGTAGCGTCCCCCACCGTATGGTGCTACCTGGAACGATTGCGCCGACAGCGCAGGCTATACGTTCACAGTTGGCATCGCGGTGAAGGCCGATGCGGGAAATATATGGCGTCCTACCGGGCAGGCAATGCCGACGATGCGCCCAAACCTCGCCCGCTGGCCGACAACGTTCGATGCAAGAAATTCCGCATTAAACAGAAAGCCAAGCAACCACGGCGCGATCCCTTTACCGCCGCATTTTTCGGGAGTGCATCACCATGATGGACATAAACACCGTCTCGGACGAATTCGAGAAAGCCGTAACCCAGGAAACCAACACGATTCTGAAAAGCGAAGGCGCGGGATCCGTTCCGGACGTGATAGCCGAGGCCCGGCGGCGCGTGCAGGAGCGCCAGCAGCAAGCCAACGTGTGGCCGTTTGATCGCGATCGCATCACCGGCCATAGCCGATGAGCGCCACGATGTGGGCGTCATTCTGGTGGGGTGCCGAGCATCCTTGGCACATTGTTATTTGGGGGTTGCTTGCAGGAGTCGGGCTGGCAGGCGTGTGCGTGGTCCTGCACATCATGGATGAAAGCAAAGAAAAATGATGATCGATACGCCAGAAACTATCACGCCGATCTATGCAGATGA